TTCCCAATTCATTTCCTTATCAGAGACTGCGCCCCATTCTAAAGTCTTAGCAGGAATAACTTGTTTGATGTTCTCCTTAATCTCCTGTCCGCACGTTTTGCATTTATTCATGTTTCGCTTGTTAGTGAGTGGTTAAATCATATCGTAGAGAGCTTTTGCCGCTCGCTCGACTTCTTTTAAGTGGTCAACCATTTCATCTATTTCCTTTCTCAAGGTTTTCACTTCCTCTTCAAGAGCACCTATTTGTTCATCTTTATCGTCCATATTATTTTTGTTGGCTTATAATGTCTTTGAGGTGAGAAATTAAATACGATTTCATGCTTTTTAAGCCGTCATCATACTCATTGCTCTCAAACTTTGGTTCTGTATCAGGTATTTTTTCCACTTCCTCCACAACAGATTGTAAAGTCTCTCGTCTTGTCTCCTCTTTAGCAGTAGAGAGGAGAGAACGGAGTTCGTTGGAGTATTGTTCTATTACGGTGTCACGTTCGTCTCCTGTAGTTTCATTTTCATAGTCTCGCCAAAAATCAAACAGAAAGTCTTTTGGCTCCCAGTTACTAATGGAGGGGGAGTGAGGAAATTTCCCAAATGCGTTTCCACACCAACAGTTCTTTTGTTTAGAGTCAGGGGTCATGTTAAAAGAGTTAGCTAATAATTCGCTCGTCCCCGCTCACGTCCTCTGCGTTTCCCTGCCGGCTGGGACACGAACGGGGTGAAAGAACTACTGTTTGATCATGCAACCTTGATTGAACAGGCATGAGGTGCCGTTGTAGGGCACATAGGTGCTCTTAGAACCGCAACCGCCACCAACTTGATCTACATGCCAACCCGGCGCGAGCTGGCTCGAGCACCACGGCATTGAACCTCCAGTAGGGGCATTTGGTGTAGCTGTTACGTCAACTGTATGGTCAAACGCATCTCCTATTATATCAACCGAGCCTATAGCTCCTTGTGATATACCGTCTATAGCGACATTTGAAAGCGTATAACCGGTATTTGCACCTGCGAGAAACGTCTGCGTAGCACCGTCGAGAACGAATACAACACCGCTCGGGCTCACCGTGGCGCCCGTGCCGGCCGTCGCTGTTACGTTAGAATCTGCAAAACTTACTGCGGGCAATGCGAGGAGCGCGATGCCTACTGCTATACCTATAATTTTATTCATAACAATTTCTACTAACTTATAATTTGAACCAAAGAACTGTGTCTCTCTTCCCCCGACGAGACTGAACGGGCTAAAATGGAATGTCGTCTGAGGCTTCTTCCTCAGTATGCACCGGCTCCGACGTGGATACTCCACCTTGCGCAGCCCGTGCCTTCTCCTTTTTCTTTTCGATAATAGTTTCGACTGGCGTACACTTTGCGAGCTTGGCGAGCTCCTCCTCCGTGATTGCTGTGTCCTTACGACTGGGGAGTATATTGTAATCGAACACTACTTTGCCGTTAAACTTCTTGCCGTTATCGGTGGCGCTGATGTTAATTCCATAGGGCATCGGCCAGCCCTCAAAACCCGACTCCTCACTGCGCTTGAGCGCCGTCAATTGTTTCGCAATCGCCCATGTGAGAGTCAATATAACGAGCTTTTGCGACTTGCGGTCAATCGCCCAGCACAACCACTTTTTTGTGAGCTGTGGCTGGCTGATATCTTTCGGATCCAGCCCATCTGCCTTGGCCTTTGCCACCTTGGCCTCGTATTCGGCGTCCATTAGCTTCTCGTTGCAGAAGGGTGCTCCCTCGTAGCACGTTCCAAAACCCCAGCGCGATACCTCAATATTTGGCTCCGTGAGGATGTGGAGCCGGTTGTCGCCTTCCACCAGCTTATAAAAGTCGCTCGAGCTCCCCATTTCCTTGCTTACCTTGTCTACCCCTGTTTCAAATGAGTCCATAGTTATTTTTTCTTACCTGCTAAGTGCATGATTAAATGAGCAATGAAGTGTAGTATTTGTTCCATATTAGAGCGTTATTTCTTGATACGGGTACTTGATAACCTTGCCGTCTATAACTATGAACGCTATTTTGTGCTGGTTGTTGTAGGCTTTGATAGTGCCGGTCTCGTCGCCTATCTTTATTTTGGTGCCGAGATGCTGTGCTGTTAATGGTATGTCAATCATGCTGTTTCCTCCTCTTCTGCCGGCGCGTCCGGCATCTTAGCGGATAATTCTTCGACGTTGTAGCCCTCGGCCTCTATTGCCGCCTTCCACTCAAGATTTTTTGGCGTCATCTTGGCTCCTGTTTTAACCCGCTTGAGCAGTCCGTTCCACTGTATCGCTTTTTTCCCGTATATTTCGTCGTACTCGCGCGGCTCCTTAAAGCCATACAAGCGGGTAAGGTAGTTGCTCCACGATACATTGAGGTTTTTAGTAAACTTGTTATTTTGTTCGTCCCAGATGATAAGTTTTTCCTTTGGCGGCTCGATGCCGGCCATGTAGTATTTGCTTATTATCTCTATTGGCTTGCGGTACTTCGCTTCCATTTCCGGCGTGAGCTCTACCACAAACTCCATCATGCGCTCGTCGTTGCGGTTGAGGTAGGCGAGGATACCGCGGGTGTAGCCTTTTGATACAAGATAGTGAGTAAGTTGTAGCTCGTTACGCGCCACCGGCTTGTTGGATTTCTCCATGTCGTCCATGGCGTAGTCGCTGATGCTCTTGAGCTCGATAGGCATGGGCTCAAAGCCGTTCGGATACTTTTCAAGGTAGTATTTGATCGCCCGCTCGGCCGCTCGCCGGCGGTTCTCGCTCAAGTAGGCCGCGCCGTCTTTTAGATATTGTGTCGACTTTTCTAAGTCGGCCTTACCGCCTATCAAAAAGTCCAGCTTGCCAGACACGCGCATGAGCCCCTCGTATTGGTGCTGGCAGTTTACCTGTGTTTCAAGCAGTATGCCGGCGCTCTTGAGTATCTGCTCAATGGTAAACTCCCAGTCCACGCCGGCGCCCATTTTACGCTTCGCGCGTTCGTTTGGCGGGTTGCTAGGCTTTTCTCCTTTAAGCCTCAAGTACAGGTCTATAGGGGAGTTGCCGAGCTCGCTCGCCCACAAGTAGTCGCGCGGCTTCATCTCCCACTCTGCTTGGTCTGCAAAGCCCGCATTCCATCCTTCCGATATGCCGCTGATCATATAGTTGTCTCTTGCAATTCCTCTCTATTTTTAATATCTTCGGCGCGTTTAAGGCGATGAGCAAACTCCTCCTTTTTATCTCTCACGGGAGTTTCGCCCCATAGCCACTTTACATACACCTCGCCGCCCTCTTTGTAGATACTTTTTATCTCTACCTCTTGCACGAGTTCGTTGTTAAACATTATGTCGTATTTTTCGCCCACTTTTATTATTTGTGCTGTCATGCAATTTTTTGTTATGGTTAAAGCTCCACTTTTCTGCGCCCGCCCTTTCTCACTGGCACATCGTGGCCGGCCTTTCGCAATCTCACCAACCACCGGTTGATTGTCGCCACGTGTACTCCAAACTCTGCCGCGATGTCTGTGTTTTTCTGCCCGTCTTTTATTTTTGCGGGTATGGTCAAGATTTGCTCTTGAGTAAGTGTTTTTCTTTCCACTTCATTTTGTAGTTAGCTTTTAATGCGTTTATCCTAGCATAAACGAGCGTATATTGCAAGCACGTTTCGCCGGCGTAATCAGTCAATCATATGCTCGCGACAAGAGTCGCACACGTCCATGCTTTCATCTCCTGCGCTGTAGGTTATAAATTCAATTTCCTCGCCTTCATCTGCATCACTATCTTTTGCACCACAATAGTCGCAAGTCATATACTCGACAGTTCTATTTTAATAATTCCGCACGCGCTACATTTCTTGGCCCGGCTCTTTTGGCTTGGATAGTATATGTGTCGACACACTTTAGCCCTCTCTATGCGCTCCAGTAGCCGGTCTAGCACTAGCTCGCGGGTTGGCGCGTAGGCTTGCATAGTGCCTAAGCCCTCTACCGTTTCCGTACCTCGATAGCCGGATACAGTCGGCTCTATTGTGGCTGTCATATTATCCAAAGCGCTTGCCGCTCTCTGTAAACGTGTATTCGTTTGCCAATATGTTATCGTCTACATTCTCGTCGCTTCTCTCTGCCTCGATATAGTTGTAGCCTTGTTTCTCAAGCTCTTTGCATATTTTTACATACTCTGCCTCGAACGCGTCCGCTATTTTGTCTCCCGCGTATTCATCGGTATCGGTTTTTACTATTTCAATGTCTTTGCTGTTGTAATGATAATAATGTCCACTCTGCTTTATTGTAGCTGTATACTTGCCCCATTCGCACACTCCTTCAAACATCGCGCCATCACCTTGGCAATAGGATAGCGAGTACATCACTTTTGGGCTATCGCATTTTATTTTATTCTGTGCGAGTAAATCTAGCAGTAACTCCTGCATATATTCCTCTAAAAAGTCGTATGTATCTAGCTCTTTATACCATTCGCGCGCCTTTTCTTTGGCCTCCGGCTTCAGTTCGTCGAACGTGTATACCTTTGTCTCAATAGTTTTCATGGTGTTTATTGTTTAGCTTTTAATATCTCTGCCGCCCGCTCTAATGCTTCGAGCTCCTCGCGCTCGTATTCGTGGCTCTCGTGGTCTATCTCGTCGCGCAAGCCGCTATGTAGCATGGTGTACCACTCGCTGTGCGTTTGGTCTTGCATATAGGCGCTCGTTAGATCGTAGCGCGTTCTGATAGTAGAATTGTGTAATGGTCTCATGTTATAAATGCTTAACTGTTAATTTGCGCCAGCCCGCCGCTTTCCACAAACAAAACTCTATATACTTGATCGCGTCCGCTAGGTTGTTGTAACTCACGCCCGAGCGCCCACAATAGTACCGGCCGTTGATTTTTTGTAGTGTCATAAGCCTAAAATTGTTGAATAATAACGCCGCCGCCCGTTACGTCTATAACCGTTGTGCGCTCCTCGAGCCACTCGTGCGCGGCTTTTTCGTTTCGCTCTTGTGCTTCGATAAGGTCATCACCCTCAACACCCTCCACGGGCATGTCTTCGGGCTGATACTGTTGCATAGCTTCGTAGGCGCCCGGGTACTCGCTATAATCGCAACATATCGCTATAACGTCGAGCTCTATTTCTTGGCCTATATCGTCGCCTAGTTGGTCGAGATAGTCAAACAGCGCCCGCCGGCCGGCAATACTAAAGCTGTCGCCTCGGTTGTAGTCGTCAAACGCTTGCACAAACTCTCCTTGATCTATTGTTTTTTTCATAGTTAAAAAAAGTTAGGTACAGCGCACAAGGCTAGTGCATAGCAGATCGAGAAGGCGCACGCCGCCACCCCCACCACTATAAGCACCACGCCCACTGTTAATACTTTCCTGTCGTAGCGTTGCGCGGCTTTCCTATCGCGCAAGTATAGATACATATCGGATTGCATGATGTTTTTATATATATCTGGTAACTAGCACCCGCACCACCTCATTATTGCCGCGCAATTTTACAATGTAGATATTGCCGAGGCCGCGCACCTCCTCCATAAATGTCCCTATCTTGCCGCGCTCGGGGTTAGTCTCGCCGGTAAAAACGTGCACTATTGCCGGCGCTTGCCGGTCTATATAGCCAATTCTCATAACCCCGCCTCGCTTATGCTGTTATGCACTATCGGATCGACTTGTCCGCGCTCAAACACGGTATACACGCGCGGCGCGCTTGCCGCCTTTGCTACCTTTTGCGCGTTGTCGCGGCTTATAAACTCAACAAACTTTACTATTTTTGTACCGTGCTCACCCTTGCGGACGTTATAGCCCTTGGCCTTCCACTGTAGGAAAGTAGCCCACTCCCCAGTGCCTAGCGCCCCCACGTTGCGCCCGCTATACTTCAAACCCGTTACCGCGTTATATGGTGCTGTTTGCATATCCATTTTTTGCTACCTTATAATATATTGCCTAGCGTACAGTAGGGCTCACGTGCGGGCCCGTTGTGCCGGCCGGCCGTGGTTGCCCTACTACCTGCTAGTGCTGTCAATGTATCGGTATACCGTAGTAACCGATATATATACCCTATCATATACCATTGCATAATGCAAGCATAAAGTTATGCACAATGCAATCCGAGTACACAACACGCCCCACGTCAAGCGTTTCGCCCGCGTAACCGCAACACGCACGCAATAACGCACGCACCCGCCGCGCCGCCTATCATATATACATACGATCCACTAGCTACCTACTTATATAGCCTTGCGTTGAGCCGAGCCGGTAGCCGCCGGCCGCCTTCTGTATCTTTGTAACATCTACTCAATATACTTGTGATACTTACTCATAGCCCGAGCCGAGCCTGTCCCCTGTCTTGCTGCTTGCTGGTGCTGACACCAACACGTATCACATATATATAGTACGCATGCACACACTATGATGATATAAAACAGTGCAGTTGAGCCATATATTTATTTTTTGATTCGACTATGGCCGGTTGGCACCATCTTTCGGGGTTGTTGTTTATTGTGTGGTAACACCACCGCAGGTATATTGCGGGGGGTTTAGAAATCGGCTTTGTCATGACATTATCCACACCTTTGTAATGACAGATATTTATTTTTGTCATGACAGATGATACACTGTTGTAATGACAGAGAGAAAAGTACTTCAATTTAGACTCACTGCTCGGGATATTGAGAACTTGGAATATGTATCTACCCTTATAAACCCAACTGTATCGGCCTCGGACGCCCTCCGAAGCGGGCTCGAGCTGTTCTGTAATAAGCAGGCGGGCGATACACGCCGAGCTTTGCCTCCGAGTCCTGCTATGCAGAAGGCGATTGAGGAGGGGAAGACGTACAATCTAGTTGACTGTCAGCTCGAGGGCGAGGATTTGGAGAAATACAAGCGGGAGAAGGAAGCGAGGGGGTATGTGCTGGAAAAGTAGTGATACAATGTGCGTATTAAAAGGTGCGCGTAATTAAAATAGTATGGATAACACAAAAACAGTTGTAGCCGTCACCACCATCAGCGGAGGCGACGCGCTTGTGTATAACGACGGTTCGATTGTTGCTCTTATTGAGGTGCAGCCGACCACAGGCAAGCCGTATTTTGTATCGGTTCCGGTAGATATTGAGACGGCGCTCAAGGCCGAGGACGCCAACGACGCAACATACTCGGAGCTCCCGGGTTATGTGGCGCCGGGTGCTGACCAAGCAGCGGAATAAGTTTATGGAAACAAGCCAGTGGAAATCGGTAAAGGATAAAAATTTCCGCTCGACCGAGCTTGCTCAATGGGGCGAAAAGCAATACATCACGTTTCTTCGCTTTGTTGAGCAGTTCATGGTCGCGTCCGAGGACGGGCCGAAGTATTCAAACACTAACGATCTTTGGCTGAAGGCCGAGGAGGTTATGTTGATGCCCGACCATCCATTTCAGGAGTACCTCTGGCGTATCAACCGCTTCACCGGCGGCAAGGATACCAGCTACCGCAAGTTCTTTAAGAAGGTAAACGACCTGATGCAGACGGTGCTCAAGTTCATACAGAACAACCCCGCTGTCGTAACCGACGAGATGCGGAAGATTCTCGAGATGTATCCGCGCTTTCAGTGGGCGCTCAAGCAGGCACAGGTAGTCGAGACCGCTATGGGCTTCCCGGTTGTCGCTCAACAGGCACAGCTCGCCTCTTTTGACCAGCGCCTCTACACCGCAGGAGTTAAAACAGTAGACCTGCTCGAGAAGCTGGTTGATTCCATTTCAGACCGAGACCTCAAGACTATGAAGGCCCGCGACAAAATGATTGCTATTGGCCGCATGGGCTATATTTTTAACATCGCAAAGAGCCTCAAGCCGAACACCAAGATTTTCAATACCATAAACATTAACGGCGCGAGCCGCGAGGAGCTCGAAGCCTCTTTATTAAAGAACGCAAGAGACGAATGAGAAGCGCACTTATACAGGCTTGGTATGACTCACCCGAGTATTTGATGAAGCTCAAAGCCCGTGCCGACCTTATGCGTGAGTGCGAGGACGAACTCAACCGTGCCCGGATTATTGCCGATGTTTTTGCAATCAATCCCATAGAGTTTATAGAAAATTGCTGCTTCTTAAAGATACCGGAGTTCCAAAACTCCATTAAGCCGTTTTTTCTTTTCAAATATCAAAAGGATATTATCTGGAAGCTCGTAGAGGCGGAGCGAAGCGGACAGGACGTTGAGCTCCTTATCGACAAGCTCCGCGGCATGGGTATGACATGGCTCCTCTCTGCGTATATGCTCTGGCGCTGGCACTTCACCGCAAACTGGTCATGTCTTGTACTCTCAAGAACTGAGACCGAAGTGGATGACGGGACCAACAGCCCCGACAATTCAATCTTTGGGAAGATTCGTTTTATGATGGAGCGCGAGCCTGCGTGGCTAATGCCCGACACCTTTTCAGCGAAGGGGAAGAAGGGCACCAGCACCGACTCAAGCCTCCGCATCATGAACCCCACGATGGGAACGAGCATCAACGGGTCTTCTACAAACTCCAACGCCGGGCGCTCTCGCCGGTACTCCCTTACCTTCATAGACGAGTGTTTTTATATCGAGCGCTTTACCTCAGTGTGGCGCTCACTCCAAGAGGTTTCACGTGTAAAGGTATTTGTGTCTTCCGTAAAGGCGGGCCGCGTGGCCGAGAAGTTTAAGGAGAAATGCGAAAAAGAAGGCCACTATATTACCCTTTCGTGGAAAGACCATCCGTGGAAAGACGAAGCGTGGTTCAACGAGAAGATGTCGCTGGCCGAATTCGACCCCGAGGTTTCACGCGAGTTCGAGGTAGACTACTCCGTAAACATCAAAGACCAGTACTATCCCGAGATACGGCAAGCAACTATCACTCCGCTCGAGTATGACTCCAATCGACCGTTATATTGCTTCCTCGACTTCGGCAAGCAGGACCTTACTATTCTCGGCTGGTGTCAGTTCGATGGCAACTATATTGACGTGCTCGAAGGTTTTGCAGGACGTCAGAAGCCCGTTGACTATTATGTTCCCTTTCTTAATCCCGAACGATTCAACCCTGAGCTTTCGCACTACAACGATACCCAGCAGGAAACGCTCAAGCTGGTTCGCGGATGGAAGAAACCCGTTGGCTACTTCGGCGAGCAAGCGCATTTCAACAAAGTCATGCCCCTCAATGTTTCTATCGCTCAAGTGCTATTCCGAAACGGCATCCGACTCATGTGCAATACCAATGCCGTCAAGCACGACCCGCGCCGCCATGCTACCTCTCTTTTGCTTCCCAAGACTCGTTTCAACGAGAACTCCGCCGGCGCTATGGAGATGTACGATGCTCTCGCACAATCCCGTTATGCGGTTTCCCGTTCGGGTACTTCGGAGGAGACGGGGAAGAAGCCTGTGCACGACGATGAAATCGCCGACTGGCGCTCGGCGTTCGAGAACCTTGCTGTAAATGTGCCGAGGATTATAAAATCTCAAAGGGAGGATGTCGGTCCTAACTTCAGAGACAACGGGTTTGCTCAGGCGCTTGTCAGCCGCTTGCGCGTTTAATTATTATGTTACATTTATAGTCATGACAAGACAAAAGTTTGGAGAAGAGGCACGTGAAGTTTTATTAAAAGGTGCAACGGAGGTATACAATGCGGTCAGTCCGACTATGGGCGCCCGCGGCCGCAATGTGGTGCGCCAGAACTTCGGCCAGCCAAAAATAACCAACGACGGTGTTACCATCGCCCGCTCTATCCAACTCGAAGACCCCTTTGAAAGACAGGGCGCTGATTTGATAAAACAGGCAGCCGACAAGACAGTAGATGAAGCAGGTGACGGCACGACCGGCGCAATCGTCCTCGCACATACCCTTTTCAAGAACGGACTCGAACTCATTAAGCAAGGCCACAATCCTATGGTGCTCCGCAAGCAGATTGAGGAGGAGGCTGATAAGGTATTGCTCAATCTCAAAGAGATGGCTATTCCCGTGAGCACCGACGAGGAACTCAATAACATTGCCACTATTTCTATAGAGAATCCCGAGTACGGAAAGATAGTCGCACACGCGGTTAAGACGGCTGGCAAGGACGGACTCGTCGTTGTTGAAGAGGACTACAAACCTGGCATCCAAAGCGAGGAAGTAAACGGCTACCAGTTCGACCGCGGCCTCGAAATACCCTATCTCGTTGGCGATGCCAACCGTATGATTACGACCTTCCCTCTCAAGGGAGAGGAAGACAAGAAGGTGCCGATACTGGTTGCGGATAAATCATGGAACCTCACGGGCGACCTCCTCCCTCTTATAGATTCTCTAAAGAGAGAAGGGCATGACAAACTGCTCATCATCGCCGAGGAAGTATCGGGAGAGTTTGCTGCCTTCTTGGTTAAGAACCGCCTCAGTCTCCGCTTCCATGCGGTCGTAGTCAAACCACCCTTCAACAAAGATATGCTCGAGGACATCGCAGTGCTCACGGGCGCAACTGCTATCACCAACCTCAAAGGAATTGTGAATGTAAAGAAAGAACATCTCGGCTGGGCGAAGAAGGTTATTGTTACTCAAACGACCACCACTATCATTGACGGAGACGGCGACGTAACCAAACAGGTTGAAGATTTGCGGGGGCAAGTTGAGCACGAAGATATTGAACATCTCAAGGTTAAATTGCAGGAGCGCCTTTCCAAACTCACCGGCAAGACAGTGATACTCAAAGTTGGTGCGGACACCGAGGCGGAGGCTCGCTACCTCAAAGACAAGCTGGACGACGCAGTTGCCGCGACGAAGGCTGCGGTTGAAGAAGGCGTGGTTGCGGGAGGTGGTATGGCGTTGTTCCGAATAGGAACGAAAATATCTTCGCTCAGTCCTCTAATGGTGAGTGTTCTCAATGCTCCTTTTGAGAAGATTGTGGATAACTCTGGTGTTAAATTAGACAAAGAATTTATTGGAAAAATGCTTGAAGGTGAAACGACAGGGTTTGATGCTCTTACTGGTAATGTAGTAAAAGACATTGTAAAACATGGCATTATTGACCCCGCCAAGGTTGTACGCTGTTCATTTAAGAACGCAGTATCGCTCGCATGTATGTTGCTCACCATTGAGTGTGTGATAGCCGAGATGCCCCAAAAAAATGAAAGCTGAGATTATTGCATTTATTAAAGAAGCGTGCAAGAGGTATACTGGACTGGAAGCCGTGTACCTTCCCAGCAATGATTGTTACTGCGTCATGATGCAGGGTCGTGCGGTGCAAAACTTCAGCACCTACGACTTCTATAACTATCCCAAGAAACAGCGCATGAGGGAGTACGAAGCGCTCATCAAGATAGGTCTGGCGAGCAATCTACAGGAGAGGCACAAAGCTCAATTTTTCCTCAACAAAAGGAATGGTATAAAAATAGCTTAATTAAATATGGTTACTCCTCTAGATGAAAAAGGCAAGGTACGGTTGGAGCTATTGCGCACACCGAGCGACTATGAAATAGATACGGTTGGCGCAGGAGTAAATGAGTTTTATAAATGGCGGAACTTTCGTACCGGATTGCTTCGCCAGTTTCAGATGTACGATTTTGAAACAATGCTCGGCGTGTCGCGCGAATTGTTTTGGAACGCCGCCAATACCCCTTCCGAAGATCTCCGCAATCTTGGTCTTGAGTTTTCGCTTCCCTATGTCCGCAATGAGACGCTTCAATTTGTAAGTAAAATTGTTTCCCAAGATTTTAAAGGCCGCATGAACGGCAACGGCCTCGACATCTATGGCGTAAAAGTTTTGCAAGGAATCTATGACAAGTGGCGCTTCCATTCCAACGACAAGGTGGAGAAGTTTTGGGAGGTCATGTACGGCGCGGTCAATGGCACGGTCTGCAATTTTATAGGCTACAACAACGGCAAGCTCACCCGCCGGTATTTGGATTCGTATGATAAGAAGTCCGGCGCATACAATATCACTGAAAAGGAAGAGCCATTTTGGAACGATGTCTGGTCGGAGCTTGTGCCTATCGAAGACATCTACCTGCCGAAAATATACGAGCGCAATTTCCAAAAGCAGGGAGCGGTGATATGGAAGACCGAGATGGATTGGACACAATTCAAGTCCGAGTTTAAGGGATACGACAATGCCGAGTATGTGTATCCCGGCAACATGATTGCAGAGGATTCTCTGTACTACCGTATGCTTGCGGGCACCGGCGTCATGGTAACTGACAAGATACAAGTGCTCAAGCGCTACAACTGGATAAAGGACTACTACGAAATCATAGCCAACGGCGTCCTGCTGAACGTGGTCGGTAAGGGAAAGAAGCAAACCTCTTCGCCTCTTCCGTGGAAGCATAAGATGGGGCCGTTCACCTGGGGCATCTTTGCTCCGCTTGATGAGAAGCTCGCCTACGGCCTGCCTCTTCCTTTCCTTATCAAAGAACCTCATAAGCTCCTCAACGTCGCAAACACGATGCTCTGGGAGCATGAGCTCCGCAATCTAGCACCCGCAATCCTTTCTTCCGACTTCGACGCGCCGAAGATAATCTACGGCACGCACGGGGTTACTCCGGTCAACGATGTTTCCGCCTACAAAGAGTTCAAACTATCTGACCCTTCGCAGGCATTTTGGAACGCAAAGGCGGATATGCAGACGGTGATGGGTAGCACCGCGCAGGGCGGTCAGGCTCCCGCACAGCCGTCTCGACAGCCGAAGTCGGCCCGCGAGGCGCTTCAACTTTCCCAGATGGCGCAACAGGCTCAATCAATCACCCTTATTTTGTACTACAACATCCTCCGCCAGCAGATGCTCCTGGTCTTGAAGACGGCGCTTCAATTCTACCCAGTTGATAAGTATGTAAAGGAAAATAGAAACATTCTCCGCACTCTCAATGTTCCCAACATGGCGCTCACCACGGGCGGTGTAGGTAACATGGAAATCCGCATCGTTAAGAAGCGTGGCAAGGAGTTCGACCACAAGCAGCACAATCTCGAGCTCTTCTTTGAGGCTCTCCAGCGCTCGATGAAAGACGGCAAGATGACTGAGATTATTGAAGCACCGGAAGACATCATCCAGAATCTTGAGTTTGAAATCATCGACATCGACATGGAGCCAGCTCAGACAGACGAGATGCGCCGCGCAACTTTTGTTGAGCAGGTTATCACTCCAATGCTTAATGTGTATGTACCTGCTGGTCTCGCGGACCCTGCCAAAGTGATGCTCCGCCACCTCGAGAAACTCGGCGAAAGCCCTGTAGATTACGTTTCAGAGAAGGTGCTTGGGCAGGTTATGAGCACTTGGGGGGATGCGATTAACGGAAAGATTCCTCCTGCTGCTCCTGAAGGAGATGCGACACAAGGAGGCAACCAGACTGGCAATGTCAAACAAAGCGCGACCGGCATGAAGTTTGGCGGCCAAAATAGCCAGCCTATACCTGTTCCTCAATGAAAAACCGCTTACTAAAAGCTATATACCGTCGCTATAGAAGCTACTTCTATAGGTTCTTTTGTGACGAATTCTTCGATGAAATACCCACAAGCGTGGTAGAGCCTTCGATGAAATTCCTATCAGAGGGGAAAGCTCGCCTCGAGAAGTGGGGGTTGTGGCAGGCCCGCCTTTTGCAATCCCGCATGGTAGACGATCCGGCTAAGATAAAGACCTACGAAGGTATGATGCTTATGGTTAAACTATTGCTTTTACACACGGAAGCGCCAACTAATAGACCTACCACTCCGGTCGCAACAGACGAGCCGAAACGTGACGACATCAAGGAGGCAACCGAAGCGATTAAGGAGTTTAAGAAGTTGTCCACTCCCAAAAATTGACATATTCACAAAAAATACACTACACTTGTGTTAGTGGAGCCGCCATCCAGTAAAGGGCGAGTTTAATTCTAACGGGCGTAAAGGTCTTGACCGCCGCAAGACAAATCATTATGGACGAACTTTTGGACAAGTTTTTGAAAGACGAGGTTACACCGGAGCAGTTTGACGAAGGGTTCGCTAAACTCACGGACGAAGATAAGACGAAGGTGCTTGCAAATCCCGAGCTTACGAAGAAACTCGCAGGAGCAAACACTGCCGCTCTTGAAGCCTTGAAGGGCGTTCGGAAAGCAAAAAAAATAATCGAGGGCGATAAGCCAGATTATGCAGCGACTCTTCGCAAGGAGAATATCGCTAAGGCTTCCAAACGATTTTTTGAGAAGTTCAAGATTCCTGCTGAAGAGCAGGCGTCCTATCTCGCAAACCTCGAATCGACCCATACGTCTACGGTAGGCGAAGATTTACTTTATGGCGGTCTTGCACAAGCGTACGCCTCAACCCATGCTGATGAGTTACTCTCGAGCAAAGAAAAACTCGATAGTATGCAGCAAGGTGCCGAGGAGTTCAATGCAGGACAAGGCGGCGCTCCGGGCAGTGTGGGTGATAAGAACCCAGACGGCACGCAGCGAGACCCGGAAGTGCTCAGGTGGATGCAGGATGCAGTTAAAGCGGGTAATCCGTTTGAGTCCTACGAAGCCGCACAGAAAGCACTCAGCCAAGGTACCAAGCGCGTCATCGGATAATCTTTCAATCATAGTTCACAAGTAAGTCCACCAATAGGCGGGCTTATTAACATTTTTAATCTTAAACATTATGGCATTTGTACCATATAAAGGTGTTCCCGATGATGCGGCTGAGTTCGAAGTCGCAGTCATCGCAAACTCGCAGACACTCACCGTCGGCGACGCAATCGTTCCCGCAGCAACAGGCCACACCAAGGCGGTTACTGGCGCGGCAAGCTCCACTACGACTATCCTCGGCGTGGTTACAGCCATCCTTAGTGCTAACTACGGTTTTACTGGTCTTCAATCAGTTGCCGCAGGTGCCTCTAACGAAACGACTCCCGTATACTATGTTCAATATCTTCCGACTGCTGTTCCGGGCGTTAAGTATAAAGCGACCCTCTCACAGGCTGCCGGCACTACAACCAACTCTAACGGTATTGGTTCGTTCAATATGTATTCGGTAAACGGCAAGCTCGATGAAACTTCTATTGCTCTCTTTAGCGCAACTGAGAAGCAATTTGTTTCTCTCGGTCTCGACCCTTCGGACACCGCTAACCTTACGGTCATCGGTTACTGGGGCAAGACTCTCACCGCTTAGTTATTAGCGAACATTAAAATTTAATCTTACTATTATGGTTGAAAGTTATTGGCAAGGCAGCAAAGACGTATTTCTCGCGGGCGTCCGCGCGAAGTTCGATGCAGTCGAGGATCAGGCGGCTAAGTCTCTGAAGGCTCTTCAGGACTATTCGCTCGTTGGTTCGAGCGGTTTGGTCTCCGGTCTGTTCACAAAGGTCTCAAACATCACCACTGATGGCGATCGCGCAGTATGGCGCCACATCGGTGTTGCTGGTATCAACGGCAACGGGCCAGGTGGTCTCGGTCGCCGCAAAGCGGGCGGTGCGTATCCTCAGATGAACTACATCCGTGGGTACGAGACGGCAGTTTACAATCCTGACGACCAGCCATCGGGTGAAATCATCGTTCCCGATGAGCGCAATGGCTCGGAGGATGCAGCCTACAAGTTCGCTATCAATCGCGCAGAGAAGCTCATGCAAGGTATTGTCCGCCAGAACATTGCCGACCTCTTCGAGCTCTGGAACCTCGCATGGACTCTCCCGACCTCATATCCTGACAACTTCTTCGCAAAGGGTAATCAAGGTCTCGATCAGAACCTCACCGCTCTCAACGAGTACTTCATCTCGACTCAGCACGCTATCGCAAACGCGGCAGCAACCGTGTCAAACGCAATCGTTCAATCGAGCGTCATGGCACCGTTCTCCGACCTCGCGTACTACACTGCTAAGGAGCAGGGTGCTACCATTGTTGACGATGTAAACAAGCAAATGCCTATGTTCGGCGGTAAGACGACCGCAATCGTCCCTCCGGCAAACGGCCTCATCCGCTTGGCACAGGAGATCAACAAGTCGGAGTGGAAGACTAAAGTATCCGACAACGACATCAACGTCATGGAGGGTCTTCTCAACGACATCAAATCGTCTCCGTTCCTCTTGCAATCTTCGTACCTCGCCTCTACTTCGTACAAAAACGCATGGTACCTCGTCGATGAGACAGTGCGCGACCCCGAGGTAGGCACTGGCTTGGTGCAAGTCGTGTTCACCCCGCTCAGTTCTGATGTTGAGCGCCGCCAGTCTATTGACTCAATCGCCTACAAAGTGAAAGAGATGTACATGTACGGTTGGGTTGACTGGCGCAATGTTATCGGGTCCAAGGGTGATAGCTCTGCGTACACCAACTAATTATTCCTAACCAATCACTATCATGGATAAATTCACAAAAACAGCGGTGGTTGGGAACGTCGTGGTGACGATAGGAATTCTTCTTGTCCTGCTCTTCGGAGCAGGCAAGACGGTTCCTTCGGGCAACTACTTAGTTGACGCAGGCAACTCACCCAGTTATGGTGCGACCGCATCAGGGCTCGCGTCCGTCGTCTTCTCTCATCTCACCAACCTAGAGGCTAACCAAAACCTAGGAGTAATAAGTACCTTCTTCCAAGGTGCTTCTGCTGAGACAGGAAACCCATTGCAGGTAAATGTTACAGCTCCGGCTGGTTCAGTAAACTGCAATACGGGTACCAGTACCCTCTTCGCCGTAAAGCCGCCGTCCGGCGCAACTTCTACGGTGACGTTCTTGAATCTTCAAGGCAATGTTGCTCAGATTTCTGACATCGTTGTCGGTACTTCTACCTCACCTGGCGGTATGACGGCCACTTCTACTCTCAATGTTACTGGTTCAGGAGGTTTGTTCGGAGCAGCGGCAGTTGCAATCGGACACTTCTATACCATTGCAGGACTCAAAGTCGGACCGGGAACCGGATACACTACCATTGGAAACGGTCCTTATGGTTCTCAGACAGGCATTGTGGTCGGACCAAACGAGTATCTCGTAGGCTACGCAACCTCAACAGCCGTAACAGGTGGCAATGGTGCATCGGCCTGCTCTTATAAGATTGAGTGGTACAACTAATATGCACTACGTAATCGCAGCAAACGAACCATTCCAGTTTAACGTCGGCGGCGGCGCGGTCTACTCCTTCGATACGGAGGAGCCGACTGCGATCAGCGACGCACACTATCAAACGATAGTAGAGCGCATTGGCTCGATACACCTCAAAGAGGTAGACGCACCCAAGGAGGTAGACGCTCCCAAAACGGTTCAAGAAGAGGAAGCTCCAGCACCGCAGGAGTAGTTGCGGGCAATAGCAGTTAATTAAAAATCAAATGCAAACCATAGAATACGGTCGCATGGGTATCGCCGCTCAGGCAACGGGCACAGGTTCTCTGACTGCGGGGACAGAGGTAACGCTTATTACAGTTACCGACCCAAAGTTTCTCGACAAATCTCAACTTACGCTGTACATGGATCAAGTGCTCGGGGCTGCTTCAAAAGTAGCTTACGGTGTGTACTTCTCCTTCGATGGAGGTGTAACCTATTACAAGATGTCGGTTGAGGACTTAACGACCAACAAGGGAGATATGGTAGACATACCACCGTATGTTGATTCCAATTCTCCAGCACAAAGCACGCACCTCAAGACCTTTATGCCGGTGCCCATTCCCGGCGCAACGGCTATGAAAATCACGGCGACCGCAACGGGCGGTACGGCCGGCGCTTATGTAGTAACTGCGGTGGTACGCAACAACTAAAATGAAAAATCATTATGGCACTCTTACGGTCTTAGGCATAATGATACTCGAAGTGATACTCGGGGTAGCTATGTGGAGTCACAAAACACCACCAGCTACCCCCGCTTCGGGTGCATACCAGGTTCAGCAGATAGGCGGCGGAGGTGGAGCACAGCCGAAGCCTGCCTTTGGCGTTGCTACCAATTATCCCTGCGTTATACCGGTATCGGCAACCAGTTCAATCGAGCACTTTTCGTTTCAGGTGACGGCCCCTACTTCTTCAGCGGCAACACTGGTCGTAGGCACCACCACTTCAGCTACAGCGACTTCTACAACGCCGTTTGCCACTTTTGTAGTACCTGCCAACGCAACATACACCTTTACGTGGAACGGCGGCGTCAACAATGACGTTGCTTCTCCGAACACATACGTTGTAGCGGGTATGACTAATGGATCAGCGGTCAGTTACGGATACACCTATGGAGGTTATTGTGGAGCGGTAATAATCGCAGATTAACATGACCAAGACAGAACTCCTCTCAATGGACGTGCTGTCGCTCCAGAAAATAATTAAAGATTTAACTCCTAAAAAGGAGAAACTGGAGGCAGATATTAAACGTCTTCATACTGAGCGACAAGAGAAGTTGGCAGAGCTCAATAAACCTTTGCCGGCGCTCGAGTCGGCTCTCAAGATACTCCGCATTGAAGCGGAGTCTTTGAGTGTACAAATAGGAGCACGTAAAAAGGAGCTTGGAGAGTTGCACCAACTACATGCAACCGTTCACGAACATCATGGCAGTGAGATTGCCAACAAGAAACAATCTTTGTTGATGCTGGACACTCTTATAGACCACGAAAAAGAAGAGCTCGCTGATGTAGAAAAACAACTCCACGTAAAAAATGAAGAGGTTGAATCTCTGACAAAAAATATACAAACACTCCAGTTTGAACTGACCAACTACCAAAAAACTGTTCTTCTCATATCGAATCAGGAAAAAGAACTTATCGTTTCCTTGCGCGGCAAGGTGGCGATTGAAAAGAAGCTCAATACGAGAATCAAGGAACTCAAGCGCACGCATCACGTCGTAGTCGAAGACGTGCTTACTGAGCGCAATAAGCGACTATTTAAGCGCCATAAGCAAATAACGAGTATGAACAAAGCACTTGATATACAGTTAGAGAAGAAGCGTAAATTATTAAAGTAACGATACTAATTTGAGCTACTGGCCTCAAGATGAAACAGGAGGTTCTGGAAGCGGAGCAAACCCGCAAACTCCTTCGGGTGTTGTAGACGGAACAAATACCGCTTTTACTTATACAGGCGCTCTCAACAACTTGTTCGTAAACGGAGCATTTCAAACGCCAAACATAGATTATACTGTACCTAGTGCTGGCAACATTTCATTTACCGTAGCTCCGCCGCCAGGATCCGTTATCTATTCGACATAGCATGAATAAGAAACTTTTAATTAGCGCAATCATAGGAGGGCTACTGGCGTTTGCAGGGGTTGCATCTGCTACCTCAATCTTAAACAGCTACCAGGGAGGCACAGGTTTTGGGTATCCCGGCAATGTTTCTCCCGGCGCTATTCTTTTTGGTAACTATGGAAACGCAACTCTTGCAACTTCCAGCTCTCTTTTATTCGCATCAAGCACTGGCAAACTTTCATTTACCTACGGTTCTACGACTGCTGTATCAGCATCCACATTCTGCCTATCTACAGACTGCCGGACAGTGTGGCCTTCAAGCACCACTTACACCACCTCCTTTCCTCTCAGCATAGTAGGAACAGTTCTCTCATGGCTTGGACTCTCTACCACCACTCCGTGGAATCCAGGCGCTTTAACAGTCGTCGTAAACAACGGGACAATTCAATCTATAGCTTCTTCCTCTCTTGACCTTCCCAACTCTGCCCTCCAAAACTCCTCTATCACGGTAAATGGGACGTTGTTTAACTTAGGAGACACACACACAATAACAGCCGCGTCATCAACTCTTTTAGCCAACACAAACACATGGAGTGGAACTAACACATTTAACAATACAATCACAGGGTCGATATCAGGTAATGCTGGAACAGCTACAGCTCTCGCCTCAGCTCCAACGAAATGTTCAGCGGGCAATTACCCTCTCGGTATAGACGTCTCAGGTAACGCACAAAATTGTACTGCAGCAGGTACAACTTACACAGGCACCTATCCAATCATAGTTTCAGGCACGACTATCTCGTCAGGTTTCGGAACTACTACATCATGGGGAATTGCTAACAATGCTTTTATCGTCACGGGGGCAACGGGAATACCTTATGGAGCGGCAAGCTCAACTCTTAACCTACCCAATAGTGCTCTCGCTAACTCATCTATCACTTTCACGACTAACTATCCATTTGGAGGTGGAGGTTCGGTTGCATTAGGAGGTACTTTTACTCCCACATGGCTCGGTCTCAGCACCACGACCAACAACGGCATGTCCGCGGGAAGCCTCTACGTGGGCTCTGGTGGCATCTTCCAGACTGCGGCCTCCTCCTCCATCTTCGGCTACACGCCGCTCAATCCGACGCGACAGATACTCACGACCTTTCCCCTGCAGGGTGGCGGCGACCTTTCGGCCGACCGCACAATAACGACCGCATTCGGCACGACCTCGACGTGGGGCGCGGGCAACAACGGGCTGGTCATGACCGGGGCGACCGGCATACCGTTCGTGCAGGCAACCTCCTCTTCAATAGCTCTCAGCATCACTGGCAGCGCAGGTTCGGTGGCTAATGCACTCACCTTCAACAATTCCGGCTCGGGTGCCTCAAGCGGTTCCACTTTCAACGGCTCGAGTGCAGTTACCATTTCGTACAACACTATCGGCGCACAGCCGGCCGGCAGTTACGACACGTTTGCGTATCCGTTCCCCTCAGGCGCAACGTCAAGCCCGTTAATGCTCTTGGCGTCAACTACTATCGGCAATGGAACTGTTACCGGCGGACTCACCGTATCCGGCACTGCCTCGACCACCAACCTCATAGTTACTTCGGCGGAGTCATCAGGCTGTGCCCAATTCTCTGCTCAAGGACTCATCTCAAGCACGGGCACGGCGTGCGGCTCTGGTGGCGGTTCGTCCTTCGGCAACGCCTTTACCTTCGTCGCAGGTACGCCCAACTATCTCATTGGCACCTCGTCTCCACTCGGTATCATCCTTACTGCTTCCTCCACCATCGGCAACGGCACCCAAGCAGGTGGCTTAACTATCTCGGGCGGGGCAACCACCACCGGCAATGCGTACTTTGGAGGGAAGGTGGGGATTGGGACGGCATCACCGGGCTATTTGTTAACAGTCACCGGCTCCGGAACAGTATTAAGTGTTACGGGCAATGCAACTTTTATAAACACTGTCACCGCCTCTAACATTGTGGCTGGTTCAACTGCCTCATCATTCGCTGGAATCACCACTTTCTCTAATGCAACCAATTCGGCTTTGTTCACTGGCGGCAACGTCGGCATCGGCA